TTTGGGTTAGTTACAGACTCGCTAGTCTGTGGATTTCCGCTCTCTGTTGATCCACTCTCAACTGCAGTTCCTCCTGCTGATGCTGAACCTTCAGTTCCAGTAGTTTGACTAGTGGTTCCAGATCCTCCACTGCTTGAACTTGTTTCAGTTGATCCAGAAGTGGTTGTACTTCCTTGAGTAGTGTTACTTGTTCCATTTGTTTGGTTTTGATTATTATTTTCCTCACTATCTGAGGACTCTCCGTTAGACGCATTAGACACAGAGCCTACTGATCCACCTAACATATTAGTTGCACCTCCTGCAACTCCTGCAATATCACTAATTGCACCAAGTGAATTTAAAATACCAATTACATTAAAGGCTGTACTTTGTGATACGTTTACCACAGTACCAACACCTACAATCTGGGAGCAAGGAGAGTTGCCACCAAACTGATCAAAGACGCTTTGCGCCCAAATCTCAAAAGCACCGCTAGTAAAATCGTTATAACTAAAAGTCTCAACAAAACCATAGTATCCAACTGTCACTTCTCCGTTTATAGGAACAACAACTGTCTGTATGGTACCATTACATGGATCCGTATAGGTGTAGTTATACGTCTGTGAGTGACCTATAAATACAACAAGAAATGTAAGGATTATTAATAATAGTCTCAATGCGTGAATATACCTTTGGTTATCATTCTAGTTACAATTCGGCTCGAAGCAGTTTCTAAAGCCTTTTTTGTACTGACACCAATGGTAGATTGATTGAACTTAACATCATCTGTGACATCGCCTAATATAGACGTCATCTTAACTGTATTTGCTTCTCCTAAACCTGAACCCATTATTATCTGTCCAGTTTCAGCGTCTACAAATTTAACCTGAAGTCCTAAGCGAGTTGTCTGTGTTATTGTCTGTTTTCCATCTACTTGAACGATCTCATCCTCACTAACAGAAAAATCATAAACATCTATATACACAAAGTATTTAGCCAAGATTACGTTACCCTTGACTTCTATTTTATTTTGAGAGACACCTTTATCCGATGCTTTATCTTGAGCAATCATCCGCTGCTTAATCTCCTCCTTCTCCTCAGTAAAGATAAAACGATTAGTATATTCTAGATACTCCAAAACGATATTTGTAACACCTAAACCAACACGCTTATCCTTTAACTCAGGATACATTTCATACAACTCTTCGTTAATCCCAATCTTTAAAATTTGAATTGGAATCTGAACACTACCATCATAGTCAGCAACTGCTTCAATGCTTTGCTTCTTCTCAAACTCAGCTTGATACTGCTCTGTCTTTACAGAACCAATACCACCTTGTGCTTGAACTGTCTTGCAAGAAGACAGCCCTAGCACTAATAATAATATGGGTAAAAATCTTACCACGATTCTTCCTCTTTCTTAACCGGCGCTGCAGGTGTTTGTGCAGCTGGCTTTTCGATTACTCGTTCACGAATAACAGTGCCGCCACCATTATCTACTTTTTGTTTGTTCTCTTGATTCTGCTGAACATTAACAATCACAGGAGCTGCAGATTGACCACCGCTTTGTTCTGTTTTTGTTTCTTCTTTAGGCTCATCGTGACTACCATAAAGTGTTGTTCCTAACCAAACACCACCACCAGTAATTACTGTAGATAGTGTACCGACGATTGTCTTTTTAAGACCAGACCAAGTCCCGTCGTTTGTTTCTTCTGACATAGCTTATTGTTTTATTAGTTTTTCGTTAATTGGGTTTTGTGAGTCTAACGACAAGTTGATTACATACATTCCTTGTGCTAAACTGCCTAAGTCTTTTACATAAGTATACTGGCCTTCTGGCAATTGTCCGCTAACGATAGTTACTATCTTACGCCCTTGAAGATCGTAGACAGCTAATTGTGCATCTAAAGATGTGGTGCTTACATTAAAGGTGATTGCTACTTCATCAAATACTGGGTTAGGATAAATTTGGATAGAATTAGCATCGATCACCTCACCTACAGTAGACTTGAGTACTTGTAAGATTCCGTTAGTTGGAGTGATTTCTAAGTCTTTATGAGCAGTGTTACCAGCAAACTTACGAGTTGTCCATAGTGGACTTTCTTCCCAAGCTGACTGTGGTTGTAGAGCTAAAAATTGTAATGTAACAACCTCATCACCATCACCAATAGTGTTCTCGTTGTTAGATGGATCAAAGCCTCCCCATGCTACTTCATTGGCGGAAGGATCCACGAAGGTGAGCCACTTCATAGCATTAGAAGTTGAATAAACGCTCTTAAATTCAAGCACTGCCGGGTCATATTGCACTCCAAACTGCAATGCATTTAACTCAACTCCATTAGTGAATACTTTAACTGGAATGTTAACTAAGTTACCAGCATCTACTGATAATCTAGGAACATTCACTTCAATTTGAGTTGTATTGAAGTCATACTCTACTGTATGATCGATTACATGATAAACTTGAGATTCGACATTAGGAGTTGGATCGATTAACAACTCGATTGGAGTCATACGAGCCATGTGGTATCCAGTTCCGTTAGCATCTCCAGGAGCGACTACGTAGAAGGTTACTGTTGATGGCTGGCCTGCGATAATTTCGTAGTTGAAGTTGGTTACACCCGGTATAGTAGATGTCATGTTGTTGGCGTTACCATTAATCTGAGCATACTCAGTTGCGGTAAAGAATTTAACATCTTCTACGTTATTTGGCCATTGGTTGAAGTTGCCTGCTACACGACCAAATACTCCATAAGCATCTGTGATTGTAATGTTTCCAGAGTTGTTAACATCCGCTGTATAGTAATCGAAGCCAGTCATAGTACCGTTACCAAGTACCCACTGATTGATTAGCTGAGCGTCTGTTGATGATATAATGTTACCAGTAGCCATTGTATCACCTTTGATCGCTAAACGTACATCCCAATAAGTGGTATCTAAGTTAACAGTGAACGTAAAGTTACCAGAGTTGTCTGTTAAGTAGTTAGAATGCTGAGTCCAAGTATTCCCTCCAGCCGGACGTCTTTCTAATGCAAATGGTAGGTTTTTAGCACCAGTACCAGTTACGTTAGTAAAGTTTCCTGCAAAAGTAAAAGTTGGTACTTGAAATACACCACCGTAGTTGTAGAGAGTTAAAGTCGTATCCATCCCTGCTCCAGTTGAAGCGTAAGGAGAGAAGGCTTGTGGACCAGTCCAAGTAAGGTTGGAGATTGATGCTAAGTTATTAAATGTAGCAGCTGCTGCATGAGTAAATGTGATTGCAAATCTCTCACCATTCGCTAGTGTGTACGTTGGAGTGGATCCAGTGTATACTAGAGTGATTGTAATATATCCATTTGCTGTGTTGGTTACATATTGCAAATCGAGGTTTGTAGTTGAACCAATTAATGCAACTGTAGCATTTGTAAATGCAACGTTATCATAAAACACACGAAACTGAGTAGCAGTGTATTTGGTTAGCGTAGTGTTTTGTAGTGTAAGATTGGCAGTAGTTGTGCCTTGAGCAGTTGATCCAACCGTGTAAGTTGGGTGGATGAGTCCATAAATACCATTACCAGGTGCCGATGGAGCTTGTGCATTTGCACCGAATACGGCACATAAGACTATTAAAAAAGATACAAATAGGTTTTTCATTTTGTGTTAAAAAGTTTAGTTTATCAACTCACAACTCTCTACAACCTTATAACACTAACTAGATGCGATCTCCCTTATGCTTATCTATTCTATCAAGAATATCATTCAACAATCCAGCCTTAATAAAGCCAGCCATCGACGCATTTTTTAACGCACTAATCAACTGAAACACTATAAACGGTATTAATATGGTTTCACTTAACCAACTTGCAGCAGAAAAACCCTTCTCAATAACCAAGATGGTTGTTAGAAGGATTACCCAAACTACAGCGGTCTGTAATACTTTTAATGCTTTGCAGGTTTGAAATCCATACTTTTTTGTACCTGCAATTATTCCAAAAAACCCATCGACAAATACAACAGCAATAAGAGCGGTATACTGCTCCGCATTCCCCATCGTTAGATGGTAGAAATAAGCTAGCACAAACGATGCTAGCGAGGTTGCTGATATACTTAATGCCAATGTAGCCGATTTCATTATTTTATATCTGCAGATTCAATCAAAGTATAAGTAAACGACTTGCCGTGAATAGCAGCAGCCTTTCTACAAATAACCATAAACGACTCGAAGTCTGCGGACTTCTTAAATACCTGACAACCTTCTGACCAGTTTTCTACATAAGTAGAATCTGCACCAGCTTTATGGATGTTAATTCCAAATACACCTTCAGCAATCTTAGCCTCATCATAAGTCATATCACGATTAGCATCACGGAAAACCTTTAC